ATTGCCGGTAACGACCTTAAGATGGGTCGGTTTTGGTCGTCTTCCGGCCATAAAAACCTCCCAGAAAAAAACTTTTCATTTCGCGGTTGTGCATAAAAAGGGGGGCGGGCGGTCAGGAGGTCGCTAGCCCCTGAACTCTGCATCCACCCTCCCCGATGGTTATGATAATCGTTCTCATCTGCCCATTACCCCTATCACCCTCAATTAGAAATGATATTCATTATCATTTACGCCAATGTGATGACGGGTTGAGTGGCATGCCGTTCTCATCGCACCCTATGACGTGTCCGCGCTTCTCTTCACGTTGCTTGGTCGAGTCGTGATGCTGCTTGCAGAGAGGCTGCCAGTTGGCCTTGTCCCAGAATAGCTTCTGAGCCTTTGCTATCTCGTCCTGTTTTCCGCCGTTGATGGCCTCTTTCAGCCTGTGTGGCTTGATATGGTCAACGACAGCAGCGGCCACTGCCCGGCCCTGCCGATGGCACATGACGCAGAGAGGGTGCGATTTGAGGAATGAGAGCCTGGCTTTATCCCAGCGGCTGTTATAGATGCGTGGCTCGGACATATTCGCTCCAATAAAAAACCGCCCGAAGGCGGCTCTATTATCTCTTACCCAACTTTTCGCAAAGTTCTTTTATTGAGTGGATATCGTTATTCTTTCTATCCGGTCTGTATGCCATGGAAGGGTTGTACCTGCTATCTGTATACTCGCTGATGTCCACGGGACCTAAACAAACCCATTGGGCTGTTTTATCTTTGGAACTCAATGAGCGGTATGCATATTCAAGCACTTTAATTACTCGATCGCCTTCATCTGCTAACCCGTAAAGTTCATATTTACGGTCTTCACCAACAAGGTAAGTTCTTAAAAGCTGATGCATGTTTACCTCCTTTGAAAAGATAAATCATGCCAAGTTTCTTATGTATGTCCAGCTTCGTCACGCTTCACAGCGTCGCTAACCACTAACCCTAGTCAGAGGCTTAGGATCGATTCCTCAGCTACGGCAAAGGCTAAGACATATCAGTAATTGCCTGGGATATTTTTACTTTCACACGATTATTGATCTTCAATTCAAAGCGCTCCCCTGTTGACAGCACAGCAAAGCACTTTAGTTTTTTTACATCTAGGTTTGCTTCTAATAGACGTTTAGCGATTCTATTAAACCAGCAACCTTCTTCATCACGTAAAATGATGCGGTAGTTAGCTTCATCGCCATGCTCAAGGCGAATAGGCAACTTATCTGATTCAGCATTTTGGAATAGCTGCTGAAACTCATGGTCTTTGCCGTTCATCCAGCATATATGGCTCAACTTAACGGTATGAAGGGTTAGACTAACAACGGTTACAGCTAAAACCTGAAAGTCATCTTCGCCAGAAAATATCCTACCTAATCGCACTTTTCCTTTAACAAAAGACTTGGGCTTTCTTAAGGCAATGAACAGGGATGCCAACACTGCAGCAAATGTTGCGATCCCAGAGAACCATGCCCCCCACATTGACCAAAAGGCCCAATTTGCTGACTCTCTTGCTGCAGCAAGAGCTTGAATTGCTATTTCGCTTTCTGTCATATGCTCTCCTTTGTAGAGTGCATTTTACATCAAGCATTGCTCCCGAATGTACTGCTGTAATCCGGCTATTTGCTTTCCGGCGACTGCGATTCGTTCTCTGAGGGTGAAATAATCCCGCTGAGCGGCGTCAGTAAGTCGGGCGCTGGCTGCATCATCCACGCCGGTGGTGCCGGAGGCGTTACCTTTCGGGCAGATTGCGTTGAGGCGCAGCCCGCATTTACCAGAACTAACGCACTGCTGAAGAGAATCAAGCTTAGCTTTGGCATCTGCCAGCTCCTTGGTGTATTTCGCATCAAGCGCGTCCACATCACGCTGTCTCGTCTGCATATCAGTGATGGTGTCATTAGCCAGCTTTAGGTTGCTGCTTGCCGTGTCACGCTGCGCCTTGTAGTCAATGGCATTGCCTCGGTAATAAAGCGCGAGTGCTACTGAGGTGGCTAGTAGCAGCAGAACCAGCAGGATGAGTGCAGTGATCGCTTTAGCCTTTAAGGTCATCGACACTCTCCGCCAGACACAATGAGCGCTCCATGTCTCGCCGGTTCATCAACCCGCGCCACTTCATACCACCGGCATATACCCAACGGCGCAATTCCTCACACGCACCCTCATGATCACCCGCGTTGAGCTTCTTCAGTAAAGTGGATTTTGAAAAGGCGCTGGTGCCTACGTTGTACGTGAAGCTGTAAAGCGCTGCTCGCGGATATTCACCGAGCGGGACTTTAACCAGTGAATCGACTGTCTTTTTAACGGGCTTCAGGTCATTCCACATCAGGCGATCACATTCGCGGTCGGTATACTTCCTACCTTTGATGATGTCGGTGCCGGTGTGTCCGTCGCAGACAGTCCAGACGCCTGCCACATCCTTGTAAGGCTCGTACACCCTGCCCTCTACCCCATCCTTTCCGCCGAGGAACACCGTAGCGATAGCCATAGCTCCGCCACCCGCGACAGCAATAAGCTTATTGCGCAGGCTGTTTGACATAGCCATGGGTTAATCCTCGTTTATGGCTGGGGCAGTGGGCCAGCGCTGAAGAGCTTTGATTTGTGCCAGCGTAGCCTTTCGTTTGTAATACCAGTTGATGCCGAGCGTGAACAGCGCGACCAGAATACCGGCCAGGACGCCAACAGCACTCCATTCATCGGGACTCAGCCTGGTCAGCAGACCGTTAGCAATTGTCCCGGCAGATGCGCCGTATGCCGCGCCTGATGCCAGTTTGCTCATATCGATACTCATATCACCTCCGTGATTACGGTCGGTGCTGTCGGTAGTCAGAAGAAAATTGCGCAACGCCACGGCGTCAAAAGTGTGTGTGGAGACTGATTGGCGTGCGCAAAAACGAAAAAAGGCCGCTCTTTGGCGACCTCTTTGAATGGGAACCCTGACGCAATAGCGGTAACTGCCTTGCCCGTCGGCAACAGGGGTAATTTTTCTATCCCCTACAAGGGATAATCTTTTACTCATCCCTTTCAGGGGATAAGCCAATAAAAAAGCCCCGCCAGCTGGTGAGGCTGCGAGGCTTTCGGACATCCACTTGATATGCAACTGACCCGCCATCAGCGAACCAGATAATTCTTTTTAGTGCGGAAGACTCATAAAATCCCCACTATGAGGAGATATTAATCCATTTCCGGACAAAAGCAACAGTTATCTTTGGCTGGGGAATCTTTCATTGCCTGTTATTTTCTGAAAGGTCTGGTCAGCGTGAGACTCTTCCTCCTCCAGCTTAACCACCAGCGAATCAAAGAAAGGCTTCCAGTTGCGGTTCCAGGTTCTCTCCTGCAGGTCAGGTATCAGCACCCGAATGGCTCTGAATGCTTTTGTACCGGGCGAACGCGCAAATCCTCTGCCACCACAACGATCACAATTCTTCTCAACGATGGAATTAGTCTGCCTGGACATCTCGATATCACGCACGCGGCCTGTACCGTTGCACCGGCACCGCTCTGTCACTGCGCCTTTGCCGTGACATGTCACGCACATCTTTTCCAGCGTTTCCAACCTGTATTTTGGAGGAACGTAATTATCGTTATCAGGCGTTGAGCAGCCAGGGTGAATCATCACATGCTCAATGCTGTTCATAATGCCACGGCCATCACAATCGGGGCATGAGTGGGTAGTTGATGCAGAGCGGACATAATCTTCATATGCCAGCTTGGATAGAACCCTGATACAGGAAGGCAGCTTTGAGCCAGCTGCTTTCAGAACGAGCTTTGGTGTTATACGCCGGGCATGCACCATAAGCAGACCTATGACGCGATCTTTATCCCCTTCGCTGACCCCTGACTTAGCCAGAACGGCGGCAATCCCCATCGGAGACTTTGACTGACACATCCCGATAGCGGCCATCAGGTCTGTACCCGTAAGCCCCTCACTTCCCGTAGCACGGGATGAGTCACTAATCTGCAGGCTCTTCGGATTGAAGTGCTTCAGCGCTGATTCAATTTTCATGCTCACCTTCTCCACACACTTTATTTTTTGTCTGTCCCAATCACTCCGACTGCAATCGCGTGATCGAGGAACCTGAACAGCAGCTCAATCTGACTGCCGTACTTAGCTTCAAACGCTTTCATATCCCGGTGCAGTTCATCGTGATGCGCTCTGCATAGCGGTATCACAAATAAATCATGCGCCTTCGTTCCCATTCCCCCCTGTCCGTGTCCAATGATGTGATGAGGATCGTCAGCCTGTATGCCGCAACATGCGCAAGTCTGCGACTTTACCCATCGTGTGTATTTTTCACTTTCCCAGCGCTTACGCTTGGGCCGCTTCATGAATGATTCTGGTGATTCCGGGTCTGCATGGAGGCTGATTATCTTTTTGACGATCTGCGCTGCATCCTGAATAACCTCCCGCGCCGGTCGCACCGGCACAATGCGGGCCTCTTTCAGCTCGCCGCTCTGGATACTTTCTTTCGGCATACGCAGAACGCGCCGTGCGGGTGCCTCTGGTATCAGGTCAATCACATCATTCAGGGTTGCCCACCAGCACAGCTCCGGCAGGGTCAGCTGATGGTCACCGTTTAGCGCCATCTGGCTGCATGCCGCCCTGATTATCCAGAGTGCGGTATTACCTTTGGCGATGCTCTCCAGGCTACCAGGTACGCCGTTTTCCCTGAACTCATTATCGTGGCTATAGCAAAGAGACACCAGGCCGTTTTCGATTTCTGACACTGTGAATTCATGGTGATGCCACACTCCCAACTGCTCCCACTGGCAGCACCCGAAGGACTGGACGAAGGATGCCAGCGCATTCGGTCCACCAGCGGCCTTTATCACGCGTTCGTGACTGAAGAAGGGAATCAGTGAGGGCTCATCAAGTAACGGCTGTGTGCCGTCATTCAGCCGCCCTGATGGCAGGTCTGCCATATCCATTGTCGGTGTGCTGATCACAACGCGACCTTTGAACAGCCTCAGAAGCTCGGGCCCCGGCTTGAGCAACACAATCCCTGTGCGTGGCGCTATTTCTGGTGTAAGCAGTGCTCTCACTCAGCACCGCCTGCAGCTTTATGCGCCGTCCATAGTCCGCCAATCCACTGAACGCCCTTCGCGGTGAAGCGGGACTGGCTGAACATATAATTTGATTCGGAAGTGGTTCCGGTTCTGACCTCAAATCGACCGGCCTCAATGTGCTGGCTATAAGGCGTCAGGGCACCATTTAGCCGGTACATAACCCGACTCTCAATCAGGAACAGGCGGAATTCAGGCTCTTTAGCCTCAAGAAGCTTTGCTACCTGGCGGAATGTCATTGAACTGGTGGCCGTGACATAGCGATCCACAAACGCAACCTTTGGTGCGGCTTCAGTAAGCTGCAGCTGCAGGCGATCCTTCTCCTCTTCCATTTCGGCGGCCAGGCGGAGTGCCTCAGCAAAGGTCTGCGGGATTTTAACTGGCTGGCTTTCCTCTAACTCATGCAGCCGCTTAATCACTTTCATGCGAAGGATGGCACTGTAACCGGTGATGAGGCATTCGGTATGCTCACGGTCGAGGTGATACTCAGTTCGCTGTCGGTTCATGGTGTCGAGATAGATACGCTGGAATTTCAGCGCATCTTCTCCCAAGTCATCCAGCATACGGCGAATATCTACAGTGACATTTTTGTGTTCTTTGCCGGTCAGTTCGGCAATCTCACGGCTGGTCATGATTGGGGATTGAATAGCATTGACTACAGGCGCAATAGCACCCGCTGATTGATTCAGCATTTTGACCTCTCCACACACGATTTACGCACTATTTTTAACTGGCCCCGCCCCGTCATCTGCAAATGAACGGGACCAACCTTGTACCAACGACTGCAATTCGCTAGTACACCACGCACTATATCCAATTTTACTGGTCATGTAACCAGTTGCGGACCTATGCCGCCACCGGCTGAAACTCACTGATTACCACCTCAGATTTACCACCCTTAGTAACCGGACCCCACTCTACCGAGAATCGCTTAATCTGCTTGTCATCACCCCACACACCAGCATGAGTGAGGCTGTCGAACAGGGCTTTAAGGTAGTTATCAAGGTCACGCTGGCGCTTGTCTGGCGGGAACAGCAGCACACTCACCTCAACATTCACTGTAATCGGCTGTGGTCGGCGTTTAAGTTGTTCCATAACGGCGGCAAGCGCATTGGAGCGGAAACAGCGCCCGGAGGCGCTGATCAATACTCCCTTTCTGGTGTTACGCCAGTACGTGTTTACGCTCGGCGGGAACGGGAGAGTTAACTTCATGCAGTCTCCCCAATGCCCGGAATAGTCATCTGACCGACCACTTCGCGTACGGCCTGACGCAGCATGCGGATGTTTGTCCAGCAATCACGGTTAGTCTGCTCCACCAGCGCGATAAACTCCTGAACAGTGCATGGCCTGTCCTGGCGAACGTCAATCAGCACCGCAGAGAAGCGCTGCAACTGCTCTTTTGCCAGCTCTGGATCATCGTACTGCTCTGACACCCACAGCTTCAGTTCAAGATCGTCATGATGTTCTTTGATGAGGCGTACCGCTTTAGCAATGGTGTCTGCCGGAACGGTTACACAGGTAGGGTTCTCAACGGAGTCCGCCGCCCAGGTATGCGCGTACTTTGATTCGCTGTAGGTGTACTCAGCTTTCATTTTGAACGCGGCAATAACGCACGCCCACGCTTCAACACCGCTTTGCTCAAGGATTTCGTGCTTCAGCAATGGCAGGTCATCACCGTAATCTTTTTCAGGCTGAACCGCTTCCTCGCTGTTAGCTTTCAGGTGCTCACGCGGCTCACCGTCTTTAGGTTCGGGCCAGTTACGGGCCTTGTTAACGCTGAGTTTCAATTCCATCGCCGCATTGAGCTCATCCTCGGTGATACCTGCGCGGCGCATGGCATCCCACAGCAGAAACTGAAGGTCAGCCCACTCGGACAGGTCATCTGGCGCTTCCGCTGCTTCCATGGCTTCTTTAGCCAGGTGCTTCAGTGGGCCAACCGGGCCTACATCACCAAACGTTTCCTGTGACCACGCCGCATGCTCTGCACGGATTCTTTCACGCAGTTTTGCTGGTGACACGATGGCCGCAGATCGGGTCAGCTTCTTCTTCCCTGCCGCTTTCGCCTTCTGCATCTGCTCCTGTGCTACTGATGATGCTTTCACGCCATGCTCACGCTGCAGGGCTACTGCTGTGGTTGCGGCCACTTCGCCAGACTTCACCATCTCAATCAGAGGTTCGCCAACGGTCAGCAGCTGCAAGTGTTGCTCAACGTCGGTGATCGAACGTTTCACCTTGGCGGCAATTTCTGCTGGCTCTAATCCCTGATTAACGAGGCGCTGATAGGCTGCTGCCCGCTCCAGCGGCAACAGGGCACGTCCCTGGCTACTGGTGACCATGAACGCCACGCTGTCCGCCTCACTCCCCACGAAGTCTTTGCACTCAAGGCGCAGCGTATAGCCCGCTTCCTGAGCCAGCTTCGCGCCGTAATACCGGTGATGGCCATCGATGATCTTAATGCCCTTCTCGGTGACCTTAACAGCCAGAGGAGGCACATGCTCACCGGCGATAAAGGCGTCGCGGAACTCCTCGACATGGGTTTGATCGATATCACGAATGTTGTAATTAGTTTCTACATACAGCTCATCAACGCCCAGCAGGTAAGTTTTACGGGTGGTGATATCGGTATCGCTATTTTTCTTGTCGTCGTAAATGCGCGCTAATGTGCTCATGCTGTGGTCAGCTCCCATGTCAGGACAATAATCAGGGCGGCAATCATCACCGCTGCGGTGCGGATGGCCTGGTAGAAAATCTCATTGCGTTGGTAGTGGCTCTTCAGGTGCGCTTTCATTGGCGATCCTCACTCAGGAAGCTTTCGCCAATACGGCCTGTATCAAGCCCGCCATAGCTGCCACAGTTAAGTGAGCCTCTTGCGGCACAGCGGTCGCAGTTCTCTTTGGCTTCATTGCGGGATGCATCGAACTTTGCCACCAACATTGCTTCACGCCAGACCTGTGCAGCACGCAGCCAGAACGCTTTGGCCTCCAGTTCGGTAGCTTGCTTCGCCAGCTGGCGATGCTTTTCGCTCTCTTCTGGCACCGGAGCGGTGTTGATCGAATAACTCCAGTCGCTGGCACGCTTGAGAGTCCCTCTGGTGAACAACGGTTTGATGAAGCGCTTCACTGAAGTCTCATGCAGACCAGTGAGCTTGCAGAGTTCGCGAACCTTCAGCGGACCATTGCGGGTAATCAGTTCAAGAATTTTTGATTCGTGGTTGATCATGATTTTCTCCCGTTAACCGCGAAAGCCGTGAGGCACTGAGCTGTCAGGCTGTGGAATGACAGTGATATCCCGCTGCATGTTGCGCTTCAGGGCATTCCACTCAGAGCGTGGCGGACGACCGGCCATATCCCATTTGGAAGCTGACTGGAGATAGCCAGGCAGGTTGCCGGGGATGAACAGGGTTTTGGGGCGCATGTACTGGTATTCCTCAGTGCCTTCCCAGTGGACGTGTTTGTAATCCACCACCAGGCAAAGCTCTTCCACCGTAAATCCATCTTTCAGCCGGGATTTGATGTGACCCATCGACGACTGCGCCTCTGTGTGCTTAGCGCCAGTAACTTTGTTCAGGTGGCGTAAGACTTCCCGAGAACGATTAACCAAGGACCACTCATCGTCTGGTTGCGCAGCAACCTGACAAGAAGGAGTTGTTGTAATCTCTGTAGTAATCTCTGTTGTATTCTCTGTAACATTGGGACAATTTGACCCGATGGATTGGGACAAGTTGACCTTATCCATAGGGACAGATTGTCCTTTTCGATTGGGACAAATTGTCTCTCTCGATAGGGACAAATTGTCCGTATCGGTCAGCAAAGGGCTCGCGTAGTTAATTGCGTAATAATTAGTCTGGTCATGCTGCCTTTTTTTAAGCTGCTCAACATAAATCAGACCCATCTTTTTCAATGAAGAGACCGTTCTTTGTATCGTCTTCGCGGTCCACCATGGGAACTGCTCATTCCAGGCATTTATGCTGTTATAAACCCAGCGTTTGCCGTCATATTCGATGCCAGCTGTGGTGTCTTCCAGCCAGTAACAAATCTGCTGCAGCACAATCGCCTCGTTGATACCAATGCGCATAGCAAGCATCGGGCTGATAACCAATGGCTTAACTTTTAGAAGTAGGCTCATGAGTTACTATGACCTCCCTGAAGTACTGCTTAAACCTTTCGAGAGAACTGAAGCACTCACCATGTTCATAGTCGTCACGCAGGTAGATAACCCGGTCGTTCTCTGGCTCCCAGCGTATGACCCGCACAGGGATACCGCGCTTATCTCGGAAGATGCGGTCAAGTTCTCGCATTTGGTCGCCTTCATTCGCTGGTTAGCATCGCCCACAGCCCAGTCAACAAAGCTGTGGTTAACTTCCTCTGCGCCGCCTGGTACATTAAGCACATACCGCAGCGGCTCACTGCTGAAGCGGCCACCAGCTGAAGGGAGGCAACGGAATTGCGGTAACCCTGATAATCTGGTTAAATTGATCACGCGATTAGTTCTCCACACACGTTGATTTAGTCGCATCGAACGCCGCGGGCTGCAATCCTGCGGCGTTCACCTTTTCTGGCGGGCAAAACACGCGATACAGCAGCGTCAGATGCTCCTGCCACTTAGCCATAACCTGATAGCTGTTCTCTTCAATCTGCTCACGCTCCGCCGCATCAATCACACCGTCAGCTGTTGCTTTGCGAATGTAGGCAGAGTGCTTGCCAATCCACTCAACTGACTCCATCAGTCGCTGATTGATATCTGCGTTATCAACATCCTCAATACCCACCAGCGGAACGTTGACGCTGTTTGACTGACGGGACACCGCGTTAGCGATGTGCTTGGTGTCGCTTGCCTGTTGCAGGACCATCGCCCAACCCATTGGGAAAATCTGATCGCCATTAGTGCGCAGGCGGTTGAACAGAGCATCCTCTGTAACGCCAAGCCATTCGGCAGCTTCTGCATACCCACCCGGAAGACTTGAGATGGTCTTTTTAATTGCTGCCACCAGCCACGCTGGTTGCTTTTCTACTTGCCAGTGCTTCTGATCCACGGTTAAGCCCTCTTTACTGTGGTTATTTAAGTGCCAGTTAAGCTGTATTCTTCGCATAAAGCTGCGGGTCATACTTGAGATGACCCTTGGTGATTCTCTCAATTACAAACGCCTGCTTCTCAGGGATTACTTCACCCCACCTGCAAACGGCTGGGTGTGAGATGCTGAGCGCTGAAGCTGTTTTTGAGATTCCGCCAAAGTGCGCAACGACGACTTTTTTAAGCATTTTTTCCTCCTTCAAATAATGGACTCAATGTAACTAAAGGTACATTCAAAAGCAAATAAAAGTTACAGTGCTTTTAGGTAACATTGGTTACATGAAAACAGAAATGAAAGATCGCATACGACTAAAAAGACTTGACCTGAACATGACCCAGGATGCGTTAGCAAAAGCACTCGGGGTCAGCCGCGTATCAGTGACTAAGTGGGAGAACGGAACAACTAAGCCTGATGGGGAGAATTTGCACCAACTGGCAAAATTGCTTAAGACCACGCCAGAATGGCTCTTATATTCCAAAGGGGCATCTTTGGAAGATGATACAAAAACGGTCCCTCACTTAAAGAAACCGACATCAGTACCCATTATATCGGCTGTCCAGGCGGGAATGTGGACGGATAGTTATGCAAGTTCAAGGTTGAGCGACGTGTTAAATTGGACTCTTACAACAAGTGATGTTTCTAACGAAGTTTTTGGTTTAATCGTTCGCGGTGAGTCAATGACTAACCCGTCAGGATTACCATCCATACCTGAAGGGTCCGTGGTTATCGTTGAGCCAAATTACGGGCAGCTCGATGATCTGTATGGCAAGATTGTTGTTGCCATACTTGACGGATCATCTGAGGCCACTGTGAAGAAACTTGTATGGGATAGCCCTCACGCGTATCTGATGCCTTTAAATCCAGTGTTTAAACCAATCCCAATCGACGGAAATTGTCGAATAATCGGAAAAGTTGTTCAGGTTACTCAGAACCTATAGTTACCCAGCCGCTTAGCAGCGGCTTTTTTATGCCCGTAATGGTAACTAAAGGTACAAGCAGTGTTGACACCAAGAGTAACTAAAGGTACATTCAGTTACATCAGCAGCGAACAGGCAGGACGCCCACGAAGTAGCCGCCCGAGGCGTAAGAAGTTCGGGATGATTCGCTAAAGCAGTTGCAGTGGTGTGAGGGCAGTACTGTGAAGATGATTAAAAACATGTCGAACACAACGGTCAGGGACCTGATTACCTTTTTGAGGCTCTTCCCAGATGCAGATGTTGTCTGTTGTGGTGATGCCGGTGTGGTGAGTGTGCAGTGTGATGTTGAAAACGTGGTTCGCGGACCAGCGTTTTAAGAGTACGGAATTGCTGTGTTGGCGGTTACTCATGAAGGTTTGTTTAACCGCCCTTTTTCACAACGATAAGGGCATTTGCAAAGCGGGTGTTTTCGAACGCTTTAGAGACGTGGAGTAAGTGTCCTTTTCGTTGTGGTGAATGCGCAGGCTGATGCGCGGGTGAGTTGTAAGTGCCACATACCTTATTAACTCAGTCTGCAAATGCCGGAGATCAGCACCGGTCGCCACAACTCAATTTGTCTTAGCTGCCCGGCTGGCATCCTACTGCCATTAACGCAGCTTTCCATGCATGAGGGGCTAACTGCATGGCGCGGACTCGACGCGTAGTACAGGTGTAACCCGCAACACGAAGTTCGAGTAACGTCCATCTGGTAAGTGGCTCAGGCCTGCAACTGGATGAAGCGTTAAGGGTGACAGCCGGAGAGACGGCACACAACGGTGAGAGCATTTCTCTGTGGCGAAGGAAACTCCAGAAGACCTCCCTGAACCGATTAATGCTCTCAGCCGTTGTGGTGAATGCGGCCAGCGCGCGCGGAAGACTGACAAAGATTGCACACAGTCTAAGAGTTTCCGCTCTGGTGTTTGTCAGTCTGACCAGAGCACCGGGAGGCACCCGGCACCGCAGCAACCTTTCAAGTGTGTGGAGTAATCGGGCTGTGGGTTATTGCAGTAACCCACCAGCCAACTTAAACGAATCCCAAAAGTTTTTTATTGCCATCACTGGCAAGGGATTCATGCAACCAAAAATCGTGTGTGGAGACTGTTATGGGCTACTGGAAGTTTACGAACGCTGAGGCGTTGGCAGCATGGGATAAGACGCGTGCTGATGAAGCGCAGATGCGCAAAGAAGCGGCGGAGCTGACTTCACGGCTGGGCGGCAAGCCCGTTTTCAAAAGCGATATAACTCGCTCAACCTTCTACGGCGTGAATTTTGATGCGGCACCTTACCTCGCTAAAGAGCTATGGACAGTGCCAACAGGTAACACTGGTTATGCGTCCTGGCCTAAAGCCAGACCTCCCAAAGGTCTGAAGGAAGAGCATGCAGCAGTTAAGAAGCTGTGGAGCGACCATTATCCGAAAACCAAAGTCGACAACGACGAACTTTATAAAGCTATAGGTCTGGATTGGGGAATGCTGATTCTGTGTGGACTCACCTTATTCCGCCATGGTGATGCCATTTACATTCAGACAAGTGCGACTCCCAAAGATGGATTTGGCGCGGTTGAGATCGTTGGTAGCGAGTTTGATAAAGCACGCAGGGAGTACAGCGATGCAAAAGCCTGATGATCATATCACCGTTGGCATCATTACCCTGCCCTACAGCCATATCCTGAACGGCTGGATTATGCCTGATGGCTCGGTAATCAGTAATCCCATTAAGGCGCAGCGTGAAGCTGAGCGGCTTAATAAAACCATCAACATCACCATCCACTGAGGGCCAGCAACATGCTTTCTTCTAAATCGAATAAAGAAGTCGTCGCTGCTGGCCACCAGTTCGCTAAGAACATCGGGATGGATACTCCTCTGATTGAAATGGCAAAGATGGTGACTGAGCTGTCGTCACGTCTCGACGTTGCCACCGTTCGCGCCAATCTAATGGCTTCAGAAGTGCTGCGTATCAACAGCGTGCTTCCTGACACTATTACAGCCCTGCAGGCTGCAGGCGCAGACCTGACACTGATTGATGACCTGAATGCAGCACTTGCTACGCCAGCCTGCGATCAGTGGATTCGAACACTGCGCGGTGAAGCCCTCGGTGAGGCACGTCGGGCTGTAGCAACTATGGGTAATCAACAGCTGCCTGGCACCTCACAAGCGATCAACATTATTTCCCAAATGGAAATGGATTTACTGCGCTCACGCACGGTAACGCTGAAGGTGGTGTCATGAAAAAGGTAGCTCAGTATCGCCGCAGTCATGGCCCTAACGCCGGGTTCAGCGAAAAGCTGGCCTGGCAGTTATCAAAAGGCCCGGCAACGGGCCGTGAGCTGGCGGAGCGTCTCGGTATGACCCTGCGTGAGTTCAACCGCTTAATCCTTAATACCATGCTGCATGGCGGTGAAACGCTGCAGATAAAAGCGTCTGACCAGGTCTGTTTGGGTGGTGGTTCCGTCGACCGCACTTACACCCTGACCAGAAAGCCGCGCCGTGTTGCTCGCGGGCAAGCTAAGCCGATGGTGATCAACCATAGCAATGACTGCTCCGAAGAGGCAAAGAAGCGTAACCGTGAAGCAGCTGCTCGCCGTGCTCGTCTGATTGCCAGCGGGCTGTATCTGGAATGCATGGGTTAAGGAGACGATTCAATGAGCATTAAGCCCTCAGAAGTTAAACGCGACCAGTATGGCTATTGGTCTCATCCAGATTATCTGGCGTTCTGTGATGGTCGTGAATTTATCCCTACCGCTGAGTTTGATCAGTGGATGTCAGAGCATGATTTGCAGTGGAAGGTTGAGTACCGTGATGAAGACATGATCGACCCCACTGTAGATGGTTGTGATATCTCTGCCTGGCAACCTGAAAGCCCTGAAGGTGAAGGCTGGTTCGTGGGCTCCATCCATGACACTGAAGACGGTGCAGTATGTATTTGGCTCCGCGCCGGTAAGGATGGTGAGTGATGGCTAAATCATCAGACGTGCATGACCTGTTAAGCGCTTATCAAAAACAGGCCCGGAAAATACCCGCGAAAGGTGTTTATGCCACCAGACAACGCCAGGAAGAGGTAAATGCAGCCCATGCGCGCAAGGTAAGGCGCAAGCGTCGGCGGTCAGTAGGCAAGTCAAATAAGCTCGGTTGTCGCTTCACGGCGGAAATGCGCGTAGCACTAATTTGCGATATGAATTTTTGGGCTTTGATTTGCCGCTCCAACCGCGCAGGAGAGCCATCATGAAACAGCGCCCAATCCTCTTTAACGCCGACATGGTTCGTGCAGTTCTCGACGGCAGAAAGACGCAGACGCGCCGGATCATACGAGAACAGCCTGAAGTTATCCCGAAAGAAGATGAGCACGGCAAACCGGGTTTCTGGATTCCGTTTAATGCAGGCAAAACGATGGTACGCAATGACGATATGCACATTGCCTGTCCGTTCGGTTTAAAAGGTGATCGCCTGTGGGTGCGTGAGACGTTCCGGGTACATAGCCGGGCAACTGACGTGGCCACACTGGTTTATAAGGCAAGTGAGCAGCAGAGCTGGACACAGCAGACGCACCGGGTGCCAATTGAGAAATGCAATAAACCAGCAGTAGTCGATACGTGGACGCCATCCATCCACATGCCGCGCTGGGCGTCCCGCATAACGCTGGAAATTACCGGCGTTCGTGTGGAGCGCTTACGCGACCTGAGCGAAGAGGATGCCAAGTCAGAAGGCGTTATACCACCAGCCGGAGGTGTTCTCCCTGGATGGGAACATCGTATTAATTTTCGCGATTTGTGGATGAGCATTTACGGCGCGGATAACTGGGAAGCTAACCCATGGGTGTGGGTGGTTGAATTTAAGCGCGTGGGGGCGACCAATGAACGCAGAGCATAAACAGGCGCTGATTGATGAGATTGCGATACAGGCGTTGCGTGATGATGTTCGCAAATGGCAGCAGCGTGCAGAAGGAGCAGAGGCGAAGCAGGCAGAACTGGAGAAAAAGAGGCTGGATGCAGAGGTAAAACTTTACAGGCAGGAAAGCATTCTTCCAGAAGGTCTGAGCCGTTGTACAGCCGAATTGGTTCTGGATTTTGCCAAAGCTATTGCCGAAAAGCTACATCAATCAGAGCTTAAATACGGTTGGTCAGACGGATGGAAGGAATCAGAATGGCAGGATAAATGCCTTGCCGATTTCCACCACCACATTGGGAAAGGCGACCCACGAGACGTAGCGGCTTACTGTGCCTTTATGTGGCATCACGAATGGCCTACCCGCCCCGCGCCCGCTCATAGCCTGACCGAGATTGTGCCAGCGGGATGGAAGCTGGTTCCGGTTGAGCCGACAGAGGAGATGATTGCTGCTGGCGATCAGTTCATGGATGGCCTGTCTCGCTTGGGCGATGCTTACGACGCCATGCTGGCAGCAGCGCCGGAGGTGGAGTGATGAAGTCGGTAAACGTAAACACTGTGCGTGAACGTATTGAACATATCGAATCACTCAACGCAAAAGGTGCTGGCACGGCCATAGAAAGTCAGCAGTTTGAGCTGGCATGCCTGCATGAGCTTCTGGCTTGTTTGTCCCAACCTAAAATGTTGCCAGTTGGTGTGATGAGCGAGAGCAAATTTGCGAACCTCCAGAGCGGCGCTAGCCGCTTCATAGCTCTTTGGCCGCGTCCCGGTATCGCTGTATACCGCTCTCGCCCAGAGGATGGAATCCTGGTTTATGCACGAGTGGGAGAGTGACTGATGCCTAAATCCCCTGCCGAACGCAAAGCAGCGCAGCGTGCCCGCCAGGCCGCTGCCGGTGGTAAAAAGCTGGAGCTGGCGCTGGATAGTCAGGAACTGGAGATGCTGGCGCAGAACTGCGCCGCACGCCGCCCCGGTCGTGAACCGTATGATCTGAACGAGTACATAGCGCTGTTAATCCGAAAGGATGCCGCTGAGCTGGCGCAGCAGATTGAAGTGCTGGCCCACCAGCAGTGCGGGAAATGCAATGAGCAGCTGCCGGTGCAGTCATGCCCTTGCCAGGGTGAGGCGGCGTGCTGGGCCACCAGCGGATGGCACAAACTTAAATTGAATATCGATACGCCGTGACCTGTCACGGCTAAACAAACCTGATGCAGCGGGAATGTGTGGAGAAGAATATGCACCACGACTTTATGAGTGAAAAAGAAGTTATGGACGAAATTGGCAAGGCGAGAACGGCGCTCTGGCGGCTGCGTAAGCAGCATGGCTTTCCTGCGCCAGTGTTAACACATCCGGCGCGGTATAGCCGCAGAGCGGTTGAGAAATGGATTTTTGATGGAGGGATTAACCGAGCTGTTTGACGTGCCAGAATATTTTATCTGCGTACAGCTCATACGCCTTTCTTTGATCTTCCAGCCAGTCGTGTTTGTTGTACACAGCCATGACACCACCAAGTTCATGCCCCAGCATCTTCTCAGTGACATGGGGCATGATCCCCTCGCTTGATAAGTTAGTCACCAAAGAACGGCGGAAGTCGTGGGTGCGCCATTCTGGGATATCAATACTCTCTCTCAGTTTCCGCATGTACAGATTCGATGAGGAGCGGTCGATAGCTTTATCCAGCTCCTGTCCTGGAAACAGAATCTTATTCCCACTACTGAGAAGGCGCTCAACCATAGGCTTCATTTGTTCAAAGATCGGACGCCGGATGATGTTCCCCATCTTTGAATGTTCAGATGGTGTGGTCCATATCCAATCGGTGGTATTAAACTCTGCAGCGTTTGCCAGCCGAAGCTCTGACAAGCGAGCCCCCCAAAGCAATAGCATCTGATGCAGTAACCTGTTGGATGTGAAGACCTTGCTGTTCTCTAGCGCCAGCCATACTTTTGCGAGTTCACTGTAGGTCAGAACGCGATCACCAACGTCCGGCTTCTTGCCAATATTTTTGACACTCAGTTTAGTGATCTCACATGAATGTATCAGCTGCCGGCTGATGCACCAGTGAATGACTGATCGGAGTTGGAGCAACAGAACGCGGGCTTTCTTCTTATTCAGCTTTTCCTGTTTATCAAAGAACTGCACCCAGGCTGATACAGGGATGTTGGCAACAGGCACATCTTCAAACTCGTTGTACATGGTGTTGTACACAACCGATTTGTACAGCACCTGTGTATTGTGCTTGAGGTCTTTAACATACTTTTCCCACCAGTTATCGAGGCACTCTTTCAGAGTCAGCTCACCAGTGCTACCCGCAAAATAGGTTTTTGGGTTAACCCCCTTCGTGTACAATCCACGCATCTCGCCTACGGCAATGCGGGCATCTTTCAGGGAAGTTGAAGGGTAGCGACCGACAGTGAGACGAACAGGCTTTCCATTCCAGCGGTAGCGGTGCTGAAATGTAATCGTGCCAGATGGAGTGATGCGAACGCTCAAGCCGTCGCCATCGGTTAGCTCCGCTGGTCCGTTGTAAGCTTTGCCATTAATGCTTCTTAGTTTGGTGTCACTCAGCGCCACAATGATGTCCTGTACACAATACCTAACGGCATTCTGTACTCAATGTGTACTCATTGGCAAGTGAACGAAGCGATGTTGAAGGTGAAGTGAAGGCAACCAAGCGAAACAAAATAGAATGCAAAGCTTGTAAAAATCAGAGGTTTTACGATAGGATGCGAACCGTCGGAACAACTTCAAAACCTCCGCGAACAACGTCCTCTTAGTTAAATGGATATAACGAGCCCCTCCTAAGGGCTAGTTGCAGGTTCGATTCCTGCAGGGGACACCAGGCCTGCCCTGTACTTAAACCCGCCCTATCAATTAAAACTCTTAATAATCA